TGTGAATATTTAACAGGACTTTCAAAAACATGGAAAAAGGAATTGAATATCTGCGTAGAAAACTGGATAAGAAAAGATGGCGCGTGAACGTGCGTTATAAGTATTACGAAATGAAAAACGTGACGCGTGACCTTGGCATCAGCACACCGCCTGGTTTAAGAAACTGGTATAGCGTTCTTGGATGGAACGCAAAGGCGGTTGACGCGCTTGCAGATCGGCTTGTGTTCCGTGAATTCGCAGATGATACGTTTGACCTTAACGGCATTTATAACATGAACAACCGCGACACGCTGTTTGATTCTGCCATCCTTGGTGCGCTCATCGGTTCGTGTGATTTCATCTACATTCGTGAAGATGAGGGCGGCAACCCTGTTCTGGAAGTCATTGACGGCGCGAACGCAACCGGCATTATGGATCCGCAAACGGGGATGCTCACAGAGGGCTACGCGGTGTTGGAACGTGACGAACGCGAAAAGCCCGTGGTTGAAGCGTATTTCAAACCGCATGAAACGTGGGTGTTCCGTGACGGGCAAGAAGCGGCAGAACTGTTTGAAACTATCGCGCCGTATCCGTTGCTGGTGCCTATCGTGTACAGACCTGATGCCAAACGGCCTTTTGGTCACAGCAGAATCAGCCGTGCATGTATGGAAATCACCGCCAGCGCGATCCGTACACTTAAGCGTTCTGAAATCAGCGCGGAATTTTTCAGTTTCCCGCAGCGGTGGGTTGTGGGCACAAGTCCAGATGCAGACCCGCTGGAAAAATGGCGCGTTACCATGTCCAGTCTGTTGGAAATCACCAAAGATGAAGATGGCAGCACACCGACATTAGGGCAGTTTGCACAGCAGAGCATGTCACCGCATACAGAGCAGCTGCGCATGTTCGCAAGTCTGTTTGCGGGTGAAACTGGACTTACAATGGATGATATGGGCTTTCCAACTGATAACCCGTCAAGCGCTGAAGCCATCAAGGCCGCGCACGAAAACTTGAGATTGGCGGCAAGGAAAGCGCAGAGGACATTTGCCACAGGTTTTATCAATGCCGGTTTCTTGGCAGCGTGCATCCGTGACAATTACGAATACCGCCGCCAGCAGATCTATCTGACCACGCCAAAGTGGTATCCGGTTTTTGAACCTGACGCGGCTATGCTTTCCAGCATCGGTGACGGTGCAATCAAAATCAATCAGGCCATTCCAGGTTACATTGATCGTGAAAACCTGCATGACATGACAGGCATTAAGGGCGGTGGGCTGTTTGAATGATGTATCACCGGCAATCTATGAGAAAGTCAACAAGCGTTTTGAGTATCTCATAGCAAGAAACGAAAAAATCAAGCGGGCTGAAAAGCGATTGAAAGAGGGCAAAGCCACATTCGCTGATGCATACGAATATGCGCAGAACTTAGGGTATTGCCTTGCTGATGCTTTTTCGCTGATTACAGACGATGATTTGCCTGATGGCAGAATGTATTACAACATCGCTGAAAAGGCGGTAAAACCGTTTTTAGAGCGTTCTGCGGGCATGTGCAATGACTATGCGAACGCGGTTGTGAAACTACTGAATGAAAAAGCGGGATTGGGATTGAATCCAGTATGACAGACAGAACACAGGGCATTTTGAATAGGGCATCTGAAGCCGAAAAGTTTTCAGGCGTTCGGTGGATACTTGGCGATGGGGTCATAACAAACTACATGCAGAGTTTTGTTGATGAAACCATGAAGCAAAATGCCATATTCCAATCCAATGCTGGTGTTTCACCAAAGATTGTCAGGCGTTCCCCTGGTTGGTGCTGTGAATGGTGTGCCAAATTAGAGGGCACATATATGTACCCTGATGATGTGCCCGATGATGTATACCGCCGCCACGATAACTGTAATTGCATTGTGGAGTTTTACCCCGCAGATGGTAAAAAACAGGATGTTTGGACAAAGGAATGGACAAAAGCAGAGCCGGACACGCTGAAAGAGCGCAAAAGGCTGGGCGAATATAAAAAAGTGACGGTAGCACCGAACCGAAAAGAACCGCCAGCAGCAGAACAGAACACAAAAGCGGGCGTGCCTAATGATGCAACAGAATACTATGTGTCAGGCGATGGCATGTGGATTAATCAATATCTGCGTGGGCTTGGCGATTTTGGCGAACTGACCGCAGATGAGCGCAAATATCTTGCCGAACTGGATGAAGCCACCAGCGGTAAGATTAAACAGCAAACGGTATATAGAAGCGTGGATGCATCTGCCGTGTTCGGTGATATGTCGCAAATGGAATATGAAAATTTGCGGGATGCGCTCATTTACAAAGATAAATCTGCACCAGCGCAACAGGCACTTGCAAAAGCCGAACGGGTAAAGGGTGAAACGATCACCGAAAAAGGCTTTATGAGTACAACCACAGACCGTGAATTGGCGGTTGATTGGGATGATTTCACGGGATCAGATAAGCCCGTGGTGTTGGAATTGGAAACGGCACCGAACACAAAAGGTGTAGACCTATCCATATATGACAAGAACGTGGATGCCGATGAAGCGCAAAACGAACTATTATTGGCAAGAAACCAAAAGTGGAAACCTGATAGCATTGGCGCACAGGATGGCACCATATATGTGAAAGGGCACTTTATTTGATGATTAAACCCACACAATAACGTGTGGGCTTTTTCATATATACGGGGGATTAGTCATGGAAGAAATGAAAGCCAGACAAATCCCCACAGCATCCGTTATTTTGCCTTACAAGGAGACGCATGGAAAGGCGGCGATAGATCTATATAATTCAACAGGCAGAACCGCACAGGAATGGCAAGAGTTGATGCTATATGACATTCTGGCGGTGCGCGATGACGGTTTATTCGTGCATACCAAGTTTGGGTATTCCATCCCACGCAGAAACGGCAAGAATGAAATTGTCGCAATGCGTGAACTGTGGGCACTTGAGCAGGGCGAACAATGCTTGCACACGGCGCACAGGGTGAGCACATCCCACATGGCGTGGGAGCGCATGAAAAAACTGGTTGAGGGGTTAGGATATACGGAACCCGAAGACTACAAGACCACATCCACATTGGGCATGGAATCAATACGGCTTAAGAAGACCGGCGGTAAAATAGATTTCCGCACGCGTTCCAGCCGTGGTGGCCTTGGTGAGGGGTTTGACCTATTAATCATTGACGAAGCGCAAGAATACACAGATGACCAGCAAAGCGCACTAAAGTATGTTGTAACAGACAGTTTGAACCCGCAGACACTTTTCTGTGGCACACCGCCAACGCCTATATCAAGCGGCACGGTATTTACCAAACTGCGCAAGGCGGCATTGAGTGGTGAAACAGAAAACACGGGCTGGGCTGAATGGGGCGTGGAGAAAAAGACAGATCCGCGTGACAAACAAGCATGGTACATGTGCAACCCGTCTTTGGGTACCATCTTCACAGAAAGAAGCGTGGCAGATGAGATAGGGGAAGACATTGACGATTTCAACATTCAGCGTTTGGGGTTGTGGCTTAAGTACAACCTTAAGTCAGCAATATCCAAAGCCGAATGGGAAGAACTGAAATCAGAAACCATGCCGCAGCTTAAGGGTAAATTGTTTGTTGGCATCAAATACGGCCATGACGGCACCAACGTGTGTCTATCTGTCGCGGCAAAGACTATTGATGACCTGGTGTTTGTAGAAAGTATAGATTGCAAAGAGATCCGCGCGGGCAACGCGTGGATTCTTGATTTTTTGAGGAAAGCCGATGTGGCAAGCGTAACCATAGACGGGGCACAGGGCACCATACTGGCACAGGAAATGCGGCGGGAACATCTGGGAACGCCGGTGCTGATGACCACCAAAGAGGTATGCATTGCCAACGGCAAATTTGAGCAAGCGTTGTACAAGAAAACCATAACGCACATGAACCAGCCAGCGTTAACGCAGAGCATAAGCAATTGCGAAAAACGCTTGATTGGTTCGGCGGGCGGTTTTGGCTACAAGTCACTAAAGGAATCAATAGAAATTGGGTTAATGGAATCTATGATAATCGCCTTTTGGGCGTGTTCAGAGTCCAAGATTAAGGCAAAACAAAGGGTTAGTTATTAAAGGCACCGCAAGGTGCTTTTATATTACGCATACCACGCGGAAAGTGGGGAAAGGCAACACAATGGAATTCACACCGATCGAAACACAGGAACAGTTTGATGCTATGGTCAAAGACCGTGTAGACCGTGCCAAGAAAAGCGCGGCAAAGGAATTCGAAACGCAGCTGAAAGACCTGGAGAGCATCAAAGAACAGTTGACATCCAAGGATGCAGAAGTTGAAGCGTTAAAGGCAAAAATCAGCGATTTTGAGAGCGAAAAGAAAGCGAATGAGGAAAGTTACCAAGGCATGCAGAAAGAACTTTCAGAACTCAAATTAAAGGCTCTCAAAACACGCATTGCACATGAATTGCATGTGGGCGCATTTGCTGACGATCTCAAAGGCGATGACGAAGAAAGCATCAGAGAATCTGCAAAAGAGTATGCCGAAAAAGCCGAAGCAACGCACAAGGCAAATTCCAAAACTGTTATGCCGAGTTATAAACATGAAGAAGTGCCAATGAATCAAAAGGATGAAGCCTACAAAGAATTGGCACAGTTTTTTGGAAAGGAAAAATAAAAAATGGGAAACATTCTTGCTAATGGCGGCAATATGCCCGCACCCGTTGTATCTGATATGTTTAACGCCGTTCGTGGTCATTCTGCGCTTGCCAAACTGGCAGACCGCAGACCGATTGCATTTAGTGGCGCAACCGAATTTGTTTTCAATCTTGACAGCGAAGCTGACATTGTTGCAGAGAATGGCGCAAAGAGCAATGGCGGTGCAACCGCAACACCGAAAGTTATCAGACCGATCAAGTTTGAGTACGGCACACGCATGAGTGAAGAATTCATGTACACGACCGAAGAAGCCCGCATGGATGTGATGAGAGATTTTGCGGAAGCAGCTGGCAGAAAGTTTGCAACGGGCTTTGATATTGCCGGTTTCCACGGGCTGAACCCGCGCACCATGACCGCTGCCACCGCAACGGTTGGTGACATGCACTTTGACCATGAGATTCCCGCTGCATCTGTCATCGCTTACACCGCTGGTTCTGAAGATGACAACCTGAATGACGCTATCGCAAAGGTTAACGGCTTTGGCTATGATGTCACGGGCGTTGCGTTTGATGGCGTATTCTCCAGCGCGCTTGGTCAGAAATCCGTTGGCAATGTTGCTGTTGCACCGGAATACATGTTCGGTGGCAACCCCGACACATTCCATGGCATGCGTTCTGATGTCAACGGCACCGTTGGCAAGGTTGCCACGGGTGCTGATAAAGTCTACGGCTATGTTGGCGATTTCAGCGCGTTCCGTTGGGGCTATGCGTCTGATGTTAAATTCGAAGTTATCGAATACGGTGATCCTGACAACACCGGTTCTGACCTTAAGGGGCACAACCAGGTTTACTTGAGATGTGAAGCCTATATCGGTTGGGCTATCCTTGACGGCGGCGCATTCGCTAAAATCGAAGCGTAAGAAAGGGGCGCATAAATGGCAGACACATTTGCAACCGTTGCAGATGTAGAAAGTTTATGGCGCACACTTACACCAGTAGAAGAAGAACGGGCGGCAAA